CTATGCTTGACAATAAGAGTATCGTCTATAACAAAACTCATACCCCATGTCCAATGAGGAAAAATAAAACTCATATCAAATGCTTTGAAATCTTCAAATTGAGTTCCCCATCTTGATACAAACTTACTCAGTCTAGTTTCATGATTACCAAAAGTAGCAAATTGTGTTATAGGATATTTTGCTTGATTGATAATTTTCTGAATATTATTAAGTTGTTGCTGACTGTCATCTATCTCTTGTTGAACAGTTCGCATCTTAGGTTCTATATCTAATGTGTATTTTGCAAATGTAGATAGGATAGCTAAATCTAACATATCACCATTCGCTATCACACACTTCAACTCTTTAGTCTTAGTTAAATCCTTCATCACTTTAAGAAGAATTTTATAACTAGGTGTTTCATACCCTTCAAAATGTGCATCTGAGAAAACAACCATAGTGTATGTTTCATCAGATACTTTAACAACATTAGTAAGTGGTGGTAGGTTTTGTCTTTCTAATCTTGATATAACATTGTATTTATTATTATGTGCTGGTAATTCAACGCCTGTCATTTCTTCTGCTTCTGACCTATAAAATGACATTGTTCCTGAATCTGTCTGTTTACCTAAATATTCAAACACATCTTTTTGTGAGTTCATATTAGGTAAGTTCCATGCTCTAACTATATCCTGTGCAAATTGCATGGAGATACTACTTCTTCCTTTTTTCGGCATCTTCTATCCCCTTAATTAAGTATTCTAAGTACCACTTTGCTTTCTTTAAATCAGACAAAGCAGTTCCTTTATATGGATAACGAGTAATATATTTTATAATATTCCCTCGAACATAGTCCATTTTCCATGAACGAATATAATCAATAGTTTCTATTCCCTGCGTATAATGTTCAGGGTGATTGATTATATCTTTCTTCTCTTTGCTCATCTATCTTATCTGATATCTCATTCCAATTAATGTGTGTGTCAGTTAAAAACTTAACACCACCATACATATAATCGTATCTGTTTTCAAGTTTACCCTTTATGCTTATTTGTGCACTTGGGTCAATAGAATAAATGGCATGGATAATTTCCATTTCTTTTTTTGAATAAGCTACTGCATTACACATAGCTTTAAACTCCTGGTTAAGAATTTATTAATAAATAAATTATTAAACCGATTGTTAATAACTCAAGAATACTAATCTCAGGTCTTAGGTATTTGGTTTTTATTCTATAAAAAAACCAAGAAAAAAATTCAGGTTTATAGTGCATTAACAAAACAACAGCTAATGTTGCTAGTAATGCTTCTAAATAAGTCATTGAAGTGGATTGTCTGACCTTGCTTTAATCTCAACTACTTGAGATTTAAGGACAGCAATCTCAGCTTTATTAATAGCTATACCTTGTTCTAGTGGTTTTATATTAGGTGCTGACCTAGCTTCAACCACATCAAGTCTATTCATAATTTTACCGACAGTAACCATCATGCCACCTAATGTGATGACCAATCCGATTATGCCTAGTATTGCTTTAATATCCACGAATACTCCTTAAATGTTCTTCTGCTCTTATTCTATTCGAAACAGCTTCATCAATCCTGTCTTGATAAAGTTGTAAACTGTCTTTATAACCGACACTACTTTCTGCATACAGCACTCTAGTATCGAGATAAGTCCTTTGCATATATTCATCTAAATTACCACCATCAATGATTACCTGATTGTTAAAAATTTGATTGTTTACTTGTGAATAAGTATTGATTGCATCATTGTTCTGCATAATCTTAGCTACAATCATTTGAGTTGCTTGTAACTGTTTATCCACATCTTTTATTTTCTGTGCAACTTTCTCAGAAACATCTGCTACATCTATAGAAACAGTTGTTGAAACTTCTCCTTGACTGTCATCAGTAGCGACTTCTTCTGTTGATGGTTGTCTAGACTCGTCAATAGTTGTTTCTTCTGCTTCGCTTGATACAGTTCCATCATCTGTTCTTGCAACTTCCTCTCCTTCACTTGTTTCAGAAATTTCTTCACTTCCAGTCGAGAGAGTTTCGTCTTTTTCGACATTTGTTGCGACTTCTTGCTCGGTCTGCGTATCATCTGCCACCTCCTCTTTAAAAGAAGATTCCTCAACTGACCCCTCAGTTGTTGATTCCACTACTTCTTCAGTAGGAATCTCCTCAAACATTTCTTCAATTAATTCTACTGTTTCTTCAAGAATACTTGGTTCTTCTTGAATTTCAATAGGTTGTTCAAATATTTCTACGATAGAATCCAAACCAGTAAATCCTAATTCTTCCTCTATTTGTTGTTCTGCTAATTGTAATTCTTCTATTTCATCTATGGTTTCAACTATAATTTCTTGAGGTAAATCAATAGTTTGCACTACTTCTATAAATTCTTCTGAACTTAAATCTAACTCCTCAAAGACTTCAATAGCTTCTTCTATATTTTCTATGGTAGATGCTATCTCAGCTACAGTTTCTACCGATACAGGATTTTCCTCATAAGTTATTTTAAGTGAGGGTTGCTTTATATCTGAGCCATAATGTCCTGATGTTCTAGTAGGTACTGTTATGGTAAATTTAGATTTAATATTATAATCGTCTGATGAATTAGCACCTTGCGTATGGGTGTCAGTATAGTTGGTGTAAGCACCACAATTTATTGAACCACAACCATCTAAACTAACTACTCTTGATTGTGTTACTGAACCACCACTTGAATTGGTTATGGTTTGTTCCATCTTAACTGTGGAATCATAGTTGTTCCATATCCAAATGTTTGCTTTAAATTCAGATGACCAACCATTTCTAATTTGAGATACACTCATATCAGCATCATCAACTAAAGAGATACCTGAATGTTCTACTTCATCACCATGATAAGTAGCTAGTGTACCTGTACCATGATTATGATTTATGTCTCCTGACCAATTATTTCCTGTTGTAAAAGTTTGTGGTAAAAGATTACTTGTTGTAACCTCATCACCAAATACTATTAAAGGGAATAATAAAATAAATAATATTTTTTTCATAACTAGGTAGTAAAAGACGAACCACAACCACAGGTACTCTTGGCATTAGGGTTCTTAATAATAAAAGCAGCACCTTTTAAAACATTATCTTCATAGTCTATAGTAGAACCTCTAAGATATTGCATTGATACAGGGTCTACTAATAATACGACTCCATTATTAGCTGTAATTTTCCAATCAGCATCATTAGCTTTTTGTTCAAAAGTAAATCCATATTGAAAACCTGAACAACCACCACCTTGAACAAAGGTTCTTAATAATAAATTATCACCTTCTTCTTTAATTAATTCTGCTGTTTTATTTGCTGCTTTATCTGTAAAAGTTAATTCCATTATTCTTCCAACATATTATTCCAAGTCATACTCGGTTTAGCTTGAGTACCCCCTGTTAATTCTTTTCTACGCTTTTCCATCCATTTTTCTTTCGCTTTTTGTCCTATCAATCCTTCAAATGGACAAGGTGTACCTGCGTTCCACATTGCATCAAATACATTTTCATCTTGGCACATTAAAGAAATTGCAGCTACTTTCATGCCTAGTTTACTTAACAATACTGCACCTTTTCTTCTCTCACAATTCTTATCTTCGTGATAAGAACCACCACTAAATGAAAATCCTATAACTGTAACTCCAGTTGAGGTACTCACAACACAAGAATCTTGTCCATAGACCTGCATAGATGGTGCTGTTGCACTATTGACAGCAGTTTTTTGATTGCTGTTATTCGTTGTATCATTATTCGTTGTAGTATTTGAACTAGAACCTGATTGATAAGTTGTTGTTGATTCGCTTTCATACGAACCTGAAATAGAAGTATTGCTTCCTGATGTATTCGTTTGTGTGGATTGACTAGAATCTGTCGTTACATCAGCAATAGAGTTCTCCATAGTCATAAGGACTGCTATAACTATTAATACTATAATACCTTTGTAATACATATTTATTTCCTAGTAAGTGAGCCACCAAAATATAGTCCTATAATTGAAAATATTGTGTGAGATTGTAAGTTTGTTATAAAAATTGTGTTACCTTGTTCAAAATAAGAAGTTTCATAACTTGAGCCAAATATCCACCAACCACTATCAGCTTCAGTAACTATCTGATAAGCGATATTAACATCAGTAAAGATTGGGGCAACGATTGGTACAACTATAATTGAAAATACACACATTAAAGCTATCCATCTTCTAGTATGTTTAGTGTGTGGGTCTTTAATTTCTCTTGCTTTATCTGTTTGTTTAGCTGCAAATTCTGCTCGTTGCATTAACATCTTTTGTCTTTCAGCTTCGGCTTGTGCTTTTTGTGCCATGATAGACATAACACCACCAAGTACAGTTGAGCCAAGCATTGAGATTAATTCCATAGGTATCATAATTTAATCTCCAAAAACCTCATCACTTATCTTTTCAAAGAAATGTTTTTTATTTATCCTGTGTTCTTCATGTATTATTTTTGATAATTCTTCTTCAATCTCTTTGATTCTTTCAAACAATTCTATATCTGTTAGCTTACCATCAGCAAAATCCTTTCTTGCTTGTTTTCTCGCATCTGTATGCTCTTTAATTATTCTTGCTTTTGCTTTTCCTTTTATTGTAGTAAGCCTTCCAATATCTGCTGTGTTTACTGTCCCTATTACTGAATTAAAAAATGCTTCAGTAGGGCTTAATGGGTCTTTTAAACTAGGTTGTTCAGACTTAAATGCCCTTCTTAATCTATTTGTGCTAGGAGTATCGCTATATGGAAATGGAATGTTAGGAACGAAACCCTTTGCAAACTCTCCCAATCTATAAATTACACCGTCATTAACTTTATTATATGGTTGCCCTGACCAACCATCTCTACCACCTAATACCTTAGTAGCGAATTCAAGTGCTGGGCCACCAGGCTGTAAAAATGCAGGCCAACTAGGTACGGCTGTTGGAGTATCTCCTCCCATAGCAAAGACATCACCTGCTGGTAATTTTCTTGACCAATCTATATATTTAGCCCCACCATTTCTACCATCATAAGGTAATCTTACATTTGCATAAGGCATAAAAGGTAAACTAAACATTGTCTTTTGTCTAAATTCAGGCATGAGTTCTCTCTCAGCTTCTTCTAAATTTCTTGAACTCTCTACCCATTTAGTTGAAGCATCATTCATAAGCCAAAACGCAGCACCTATGGCTGCTAATCTATCAGGTCTCGTAATTGTATGTTCAATCATATTAGGTAACATTCCATAAGAATAAGATAAAAATGGTACAAGGGAATGTCTAATGCTATTTATGAGAGGTGAACGAATATTGTAATCTACAAAAAATCTTATAGCATCATGTGATGCTGCAAAATCGCTATAACCTATTGATTTTCTTTCATTAAATAAAGCATATCTAAATATCCTATCTTCAATTTGATACCATTGTTTTGCAAAATCTCTAAATTTAGTAACCAAACTTTCATTACTTGTTAAGTATGCTTTTGTTTTATTAGATATTGCTGCCCCTAAATCAGTCCAACCTGATACACTTTCAAAGTCTTTCGGATTAAACTTATATATTTTAGCAATCTCATCAACATCTATTGACTGTAATAATTCTTGGCTTACAAAGTCAGGGTCAAATACTCCTTGCTTTATCATAGTTTGCATATTCTTAGGCAAATCTTCATAAGCAATCTCTCCTCTCATGTGCTTTAACATATATGGAATATCACTAAAACCTTTCGCTAATTGGTGAACTGAGTTCTTAGTGAAACCTGCTGCAAGAAAATAGTTTGGAACATTTGATAGAAAATTATTAGAGTGTACAACAGGATTTAAAGTTGTTTTTGTTTCTTTCCAAAGTTTAAGGCCAGTCATATAAGCCTGACCTGCCTTATACCCTTTTGTATCATGCCCTACAACGTTATTAACTATATCTTTTACCCCATGGATTGCTTTTATATTGTTGAACACTTCTTCTTCTACAAATTTATCAGATAACATTCCATACTTTTTTGCTACTGTTGTATCTTTTACTTTTTGATTAGCTACATGGGCAAATGTTTTCCCATTTATAATTACTTCATCTGAGTGCATATCTTCATCTATTTGCTTTCTTGAAGCCCCTTCTGATTTTCTAATCTCTCTATATTGTGTTCTACTAAGCACTTTTGAACCCTTATAACTAGGATTAGTAGCTATGAATTTATAAAAACTTCCTAACCCAGCATCTGTTAAAGTTACCTCCATTGTTTTTTGTAGGTTATAAGCTAAATCTTCTATTTCTGCCATAGCCTGTCTCATTTCTTTTGTCATCTGTGTTGTTACTCCATAAGTTCCTTTGCCGTATGGGTCTTTTTTAATAGTAATTCCCCAGTTAGAAGGCTGGTCTAAATCCTTTTTACCTTTTATATATCTAGGGTCTCCTTCTTGTACTCTATTAATATATTTTCCTATCTTCCCCTCTTCTGTGAACCTAAATGTAGGAGATTTAGCTTCCATTTCTTTTGTATATTTTTGACCATAAGCATTTTTTATTTGGTTATCCATTCTGTTGAGTTTTTCTTGGCTTTTAATATATTTAGCCATACTTACTTCATCTCTATAAAATTTGGTGTGGCCTCTATGTTTTAATCCTTCTCCTTTAATTTCACCTAAGTTTGTTCTGAACTTTTCTGCTGCCTTTGCCCCTTTTGAATTCAGAACATGTTCATATGACCTATGAAGATAGCTATTCATAAAGGTTAAATATTCATCTCCATCAAGTATTCCTGAGTGTACCAAATCTGCACCAAGTTCATTCATCACCTTCCTTCCCTTTTCATTTAAATTTATTATTGTTTCTATATTTTTAGATAATGGTAACTCTTTAATGCCTAAATATTCATCTAAAGGTACTTTTGTTATTTTTTCTTTCTTAGCATCTTTGGGTTTTATAATCTTTTTTGTATATACTTTTTGCCCTTTGGATATTTTTATAAGTTCATCTGCATTTAAATCACCAATAAATAAATTAAAAAATGCTTTTTGTTCATCAGGCGATAGTTTTGTTTCTACCTGATGTATTATATCTCTAAATTTTGTTCTATATACAGCAGGTACTCCTCTTAAATGTGCATAGTCTCCTTGTAGAAATGTTTTATCCTGAACTGCTTTAGGGTATATTTGTCTCATTAATTCCCTACCATATTTAGATTCGTCCCAGTCCCAATATTTATTTTTGGCTAATTTTTTTCCTGTTAGAAAAGCCATTGTTGTAAGAAATGCGTTACCTATAAATTGAGAAGCCGTTGTACTCTCTTCTACATATTTGTATGTTCCAACAGCAGCAATACCCCCTAATGCGTAAGCTAATGGATTCTTTTTCATGTTCTCAAACATTGGTCTAGTATAGTAACGATTATAAGAATCAATAATATTCTCACCTTTAGGTGTACCAAAAGCTGTCTTTTCCCCTGCTAGTAAATCTACGTGGCTTTTTAAATTTTTAACTGATGCTTTATCTAAAGCTGTTAATTCTATACCTTCTTTTATTTCTCTTAATTGAACTTCATCTATATCTTTTATACGATAAAGTTCATCAGCATCTGCGTGTAACATTTCTTTTGTGATTTTAGGGTTTACACCAAACCCAAGTTTTTTTGCCCCTGCTAAACCTATTACCCCTGAAAGGACACCACCACCAACAGCCGTTATTCCTGCTTGTTCTACTCTATTCAACCCACCATCTTCATCTACATATCCTGCAAAACCAAATGTTCCACCCCAAGCTATGCCATGCCCTACTAATTCTGCCATACTTTTTGCTTTTTTTATTGGTATAATCCAACCAGCAGGGTCTACTATAAGCCCACCAGCATATGCAGCTAAAGCTTTTCCTCCATAATCTTTATTTCTTAGAATGGCATTTAGTTTCTTTTGGTCTCTCTTCATTGCTTCTTCGTTTCTTTCAGCCATTTGAAACAAACCTCTATAAGTATCTTGTGCCCCCATAGCACCAGCAAACATTAATGCTTCTTTTTCTGTCATACCTGATAAATCATTATACTCTACTGCTATATTGTCATTATCAATAGCTTCATATCCTGTTCTATCAAAGACTTTACCTATATCATCAGGGGTAGGGCTTACTGTAGGTGCTGTATCGAATATACTTGTTTTTTCTTCTTCTGTTAATTCAGGCATTAATCTATAATCCCTCTTTTCTGTAACTCTCTAATAGTATCTTTCCATTCCCAGTTACCCTGAGTTCTGTGATAAGCTGTTATATGTTGCTGATTAATTTTATCTAAAAGAACTGGGCCATTATCTTGTGTATATATATCTAATAGATGATTTTTAAATAATTCTTCTGAAGGGAATGGTACGATAAAGCCGTGTTCTATAGTTTCTCCTTGTTGATTTATTATTTTTCCCTGTGGTGTGAACTGAGGAATTTTTTGGCTCTGAGTTCCTGTAGCTGCGTCCATCTCATAGTATATATTTTTTCTTATTGTTGCTGCGTCTTTAGCTTTAATTCTTGATTCTTTTCCTGACTTACCAACAGACTTTGCGTATGCTGCGTAAGCCGTTACAGCATCTGTTGATAGTTTTGCTGTATCATCTATGGCTCTTGCTGCGACATCATATCCTGATTCTCCAGGTTGCCTTTGCCTCATAATTCCGATACCTAACCTCATCATCATAGCACTTTGTATAGCAGCTAACATATCATTAGAACCCAATGCTGCTTCTGCTTCTTTTGTTTTAATATAATTTTTTAATACTTCATCATCTATTGCCATAAATTTCTCCTATGCTAGGCCTCGATTTCTTCTCCAATATTCTGCATAAACATCACCAGTTCTTGGTATTGATATTCCTGGAGTTGCTATACTTGGTGTAATGGTTGGTGGAGTATTACCTAATCCTCCCATCATCATCATATAAGGTAACATACTCATTAAGTTTCCACCCCCTGTGCCTGTACCTGCTACTTCTTTTGCTACTTCAGGTGTTTTAAATCCTCCTCCACCTGTTCTGCTTAAATTATATATATCGCCTACAACATTATTAGCTGTTGGATTAGCAATTCTTTGTGTTGTTGCGAGTTTTTTAAGAAAGTCTGCTTGTTCTCGACCATAAGGCATAGCTGTTACAGTAGATGCTAAATTAGGTTTAGCACCAGCTAATATATCAAGCAAAGATGTGCCTGGCATTTGTTCAACAAGTGATTTCCCTCTTTCTCTTTTTATATAATCTTCTGCTTGTTGCGCCACTTCAGGTCTAGCTAGAGGGGCTTTAGCTAAAAACTCTTGATACTCTTTATTCTTCCTGAATCTTTTTTGTTCATCAGTTTCAAATAAAGTCCAGTTGGTTATATCTTTAAATAATCCTAAAGTCATAATTTCTCCTAACTAAATAAACTCGCTGCACCTATTGCCAATGCTATTGGCCCTGCCATTGCTGCTAATCCTGTTGCTGCTGCTCCACCCTGCACGGCTGCTGTTCCACCAAGCATACCACTACCTACTGCACCATAAGTACCTGCTCCTAGTAGCCCTGCACCGATTGCTTTTTGTCCAAATGATGGGTCGCCACCTGATATAGATGTTTGCCCTGGTAACATACTTCCTGCTACAATATTGCCATAATCACTTAATGCTCTTCCTGGTGCTTGTTGTTCAAACTCAAACTTAGCCCTTGCTGCATCTATAGCTTGTTGTACCCTTGCTTGTTCTGTAGCACCTACTGCACCTAATGTTTGTGCTGGTGCAAGTCCTGCTTGGAATGCTTGTGGTGATGACATTATCGCTTGTTGCTGTGTTTTCATAGCATCTTGATAAGCACCACTATACATTTGTGAAGTGATATCACCTGCTCTTTGTAGATAATTTCCTATAACATTGCTTTCTAATATACCTTGTCTATCACCACCAAGTTGTCCTGCACCTGTTGCATCTCGTCTAGCTTGTTGTAGTAATCCTTGTGTTTGAGTATAAAGAGGTCTTAGTGCTGCTAATGTAGCATCTGCAATATAAGGATTATTTGATAAATTTTGTGGTGCCATTAAACCAAATCTTGAAGCAGCAGTGACATCTCCTGCTAAATCTGTTTGCCCACCTAATGCTGCTTGTCTTGCCATCTCTTCAGCAGTAAGTTGTGTTTCTGTTGGGTCTGCATATAATTTATTTGGATAAAATTGTTGTGGCCCTGCTTGTATTTGGCCTTGGGCTCGGCTATATAAGTCAGTTAAATAGGCTTGTTGCCCTGACCAAGGGTCTGCTTTTTGTACTGTGTTACTTCCACCACCCATTATCTTTCTCCTTTAATGTATTGTTTTAAGTTCTTTCCCAAGAACTGCATATATTTGTTCATAACTATATTTCTCCAATTTCTTAATAAATCCTTTCCTACAAAAAGTTTCCATAGCTACACAATCATGTGCATCTGCCCATTCTTCTATAATCCTTATAGAATCTAACCATTTATCCATATCCTTTCCACCTAAAGAAATAATCCTACATACTTTTTTTCTTGGATAATCTATAATTTGTGTAGTTACGACAGCTTGTATTGTTGCTTTCTCATCATGAACAACCCATAATTGCATGGTCTTATCTTTACAGAAATTTCGTATATCTTCTATTGTCATTTCTCGCTGCCCTTTTTTAGAAGCTAACTCTATAAAAGATTCACATTGTTCCCATACCTCATCAACACCATTTGCTGGAATACCCGATAGAAATGTAGTCATAGTTTCACCCAACTACCTGCTGCATTTCTAAAATAAATTCCTTCTCCACTTCCTGGGTCAAAATTAGAACCATCAGCATAAACGATATCACCTTGTTTAATTCTACTAGGTGCTGCATTTTTAACCTCAATATAAGTTACTGGGTTTTCTTCTAAAGCACCTTGTAGTCTTAATAATTCATCAAATATATATCTAGGTAAATCTTCAGTATTATCAGGTACAGGGTTGGGGTTATATTTTGGTGCTTGTGCCATTATTTATCCTTTTTTGGATTATTAAGTTTATCTCTTGCTATTTTATTTTTTTTTATTATTTCATTTTGTTTCTTTGTATTATTCCAAAATGAATCAGTAAATTTTTTAACTCTTTTATTTTTGGCTATTATCTTTCCACCCTTATATATCAGTTCTATTAATTTTCCTGGCATTATCTTTCTCCTAATACCTCATATTCTAAATCATAACCATTTAGTTCAAATTCTTTATCTGTGGTTTGTTCAAATTTAACTGCTATATATTTACCTGTACTTCTTGTATCAACTTTGTTCTGTGAATTGGGGTCAAAACTTTGTGCTGCTGTATAAGTATATGTACCATTAGGCGACATAGAACTTCCTACAAATATATTAGCTGCACCTGTCCCCTTTGCTTTTGGTGTTAATTTTCTTACTGATTTAACAGTATTCGTATTTCCATCTAAGGTTAATCCCTTTCTCTCTAGTGTCATTGTAAAGTTTGAACCTGCAAAATCTGCACCATAATCTGCTCTATAAAATTTAGTATCTCCTGTTCCTGCCATTAAGGTACTCATGTGTGCTGGGTTATAACCTCTTTCACCCCAATTATCTGTGGTACTATATACTTCCCAACTTTGTGATTGGCCTGACCAAACGACAGTTGCTGAACCAGGATTAACAATCCCACTCGCTATATGTTGTATGCCAGGTAAATCTCTAAAAGAGAAACTGTTATTAACATAGTTATAAATCAATGCTTTATCACAGTTTGTTGAACCAATTTGTGGATAACAAACCCACATTTCTGACTTCTGTTTATTATGATAAACAAAAGTTTTCCCATAATTTGTTGAATCTATATTATCAAATAATTCCCTTCTTATTGAATTAGTTGCGACTGATTGTTTTGATACTCCATTGTGTACTATCAAATCACCTTGTGTTACTACAAAATGTTTATTGTTAAATTCTGCTACTGCATTCCTAGACAATATACCTGAATCACTAAAGAGTTTCTTGAAACTAAATACAAGATTACCACCTATATAATTTACTAACCAAATAGATTGTTCCTTATAAATAATAAATGCACTTGCTAATTGTAATCCATCTACTATAAAATCTCCTTCATCACCTACTGTCGCTGCACCTGCATCATTAGTTGCTGCTGCTACCCAAGTAGAAGGTAATGCAAAGTTTTCTGCTGCATCTCCCCATCTTACTTTATTAGCATAAATAGTTGATGATTCAGTTACATTTAAAGCTATGAGATAATTACCAAATGCTCTCATAGATTTGCAAGTTGTGTTTGCTGGCCAATTTGTTAAGTCAGTAAATTTACTTGCACCTGTGGTGGCTAAACATTGTGGGTCATCTACACCATTATTTAAAATAACTAAACCATTATAAACAATACCTATCCAATTCTGAGTTGCTGTAAGCGAATAATCTCCACCTGATGCTCTAGTAAAATCAGAATTTGTTGAGCCATCTGTTCTATATAATTTAGCTGCACCACCATAAAACCAATAAGAATTTGTTCCAGTTGTCCAGTTGATTAGAAAATAAGGTGCTACTGCTGGTGCTGTAAATACTGCATCATGTCCTGTAAATTTCTTAGCTGCACCATCTTCAAACCTTACATTATTTGCGTGTGAATAAAACTCAGGTGATATTGCTAAATTGTTTGTATCTTTAACAACTCCTTTAGGTGGCCCTGCTTGAAAAGTTGCCATTATGCAGTTCTTCTCCACATATATACAATTATGTAGGGTTGAACATTATTATGTGCTGACCCACCACCAGTAGAACTGGTTGCGTTTGCTTGTGCATCATAGTTACCTGATGTACTGACACCTGATACAGAACTACCACCAGTAAAAAAATCTGAATTATGTGTATGAGCTGGCATTTCAGAAGTGGTTAATGTATGTGTTTTTGCACCACCAGTTTCTTGTGCTGTGTCAAAATCACTATCACTAGCATCTATACCAACCATAACACGACCAGTACCAAATGCTGCCCAAGTTCCAAATCCTAATAGTGTGCCAGGATTCGTTGATACTGCTGCATTAATATAAATAGAACCTACAGGATAAACAGTTTGTATAGTTGTTGCTGTATTAGAACCTATTGTCATAGTACCTGAGATTGTTAGATTTCTCATACCAGTAGAATCATTATTAGCATCTGTGGTTACTGCTTTAGATGCTTCTGCTGTTCCTAATGTAGAT